GGTGGCCTCAAGATCAGTGAAGTTAATACTGTTCGTGATGATACTAACCGAGTAACCCCATCTTTCCGTAGGGACAGATTCAAGTACCCTGACGGAGACTACATTGGTGATTATACAGACGAATGACCTTCCGTTCTATTGACCTCAAGTATCTCATTGATGAGCATGGTAGACCTTGTACGTTTACTGTGAAGTCTCTGGGTACATATAACGTAGCCAATGGCACACTCTCGGGTGGGTCTACGACTGACTATACGGTCAATATACACTTTGCTAACTACAATCTAGAAGATATCAATGGGTCTAGTGTAGTCATGGGGGATCGTAAAGCGCTATTCCCTCTTGTGGATACTTCAGGTGACGCTATCCCAGAGCCTGACATTGGGGATGAGATTTCTGGTCAAGGTGATAAAGTTAGTGTAGTTGCAGTCCAAAAGATCATGTCTGGAACTTCCCCTGTTTGTTACATCTGCCAAGTGAGAGAATAATGCTTAACGTAATAGTTAATAGATCACTTGATGGTAAGTTCAAGAAACTTGAGCAGATGCTTGAGGGTTATACTGAGATTTACGCTCAGAAGATGGCTGAACAAATCGTACTTAGGTCCCCTGTTGACACAGGTACATACATGGAAGGTCACAATCTAGGTACCTCTGCTGTAGGTGCAAGTTCCTCTTCTCAAGGTAAACCCCGTAAGCAACCCTACCAACCTTACGCACAAGCAGCCCTTAACCAATTGTTCATGCAAGCCTCGGCACTACCACACAACTCACACAGGATTGTCTTCTCTAATGACGCTTTCCATGCAGATGTAGTTGAATACGAACATGGGTACGCCCCTTACCGTTCAGCAGCTAGAGAGCACAGTCGTATTGCTAAAGAGGCAGAAGCAGAAGCTAAGGCGAGGTTCCTTTAATGGCCAGCATCTATCAAGAGATTAGGTCTGTCCTAGAGCATAGGCTGTCTACAACCTCTGGCATCCCTTCTATTGCTTGGGAGAATGTTAGTTTTACGCCTACGACTGGAACCCCCTATATTAAGCCCATGTTCCAACCTACCAGTAGGCGTCCAGCAGTACGTGGATTAAACCCTCAGCACCGTATTCAAGGCATCTTTACTATCTTGTGCTATTACCCTGAGAATGCTGGTCCCGGTGCTTCACAGGCTCTTGTAGACACCCTTGTGGATAGGTTTGCGTCTACATCCGACATATCCCTAAGTGGGACAACTGTATCTCTCGAATACACAGAACAAAACCCATCATACCTTGACCACCCTTGGTATGTAACGCCAATCACTGTTGCTTGGTATATCTACTCATAAGGAGGCTCTAATGAGTTTTTCACAGGGTTCTCGTACCCGCCTATCTTTCCTCACTGAAAGTACCTTCGGGATTACCCCTGCGGGAAACTTTCAGGAAATCCCCTTTACTACCCACTCCCTGAACCTGTCTAAGGAACGGGTCCAAGGTAACGATATCCAATCGGATCGTATGCCTCGTGTGGACCGTCATGGTAACCGTTCTGCTGCTGGTGATATTGTAGCTGATCTTCGTGATGGTAACTACGACGCTTTCCTTGAGAGCCTTATGTTCTCTACTTGGGATAATACCCCTGTTGGTCCAGATGAACTCAAGGTTGGCACTACGCTAAAGTCTTTCTCGATTGAGGACTACCTGTCTGATATTGACCAAGCCCGTCTGTTCACTGGTATGGCTGTCTCTAGCGCATCCTTCTCTATCCAACCTAACCAGATGGTAACGACTACCTTCTCGTTTATGGGTAAAGACATGACAGTCTCAGCCACAGAGAAGACTATTGATGCTGCTACCATTGCTCAACCTTTTGATGCTTACTCTGGTGCACTGACCATCGGTGACAATGGTGGATCACTTTCCTCTATTGCAACTGTCACCTCCGTAGAGTTCTCCGTAGACAATGCTCTATCCCCAACTTTTGTTGTAGGTTCTGATAGTACCCCTCAACTTGAGTATGGACGGGCAACTATCGAAGGTACTATTACTGCTTACTTTGAAGACTTGACTTTGGTGAATCGTTTTCTTAACGAAACAGAAAGCGCCTTTAAGGTAACTGTAGATGACCCTACGGCTGCAAATGAGTATGGCTTCTTCTTCCCGAAGGTGAAGTTCAATGGTGCTGATGCCCCTTTGCAGAACCCACAAAGCCGACTAATTACTATTCCCTTTGTTGCTCTGTATGACGCTACTGAGGCATCTAACCTAGTTATTACTCGCCCTGACACTACCTAATCCCTTCTTGGGGTTGCCCCTCCCTTGGGGTAGGGGGACTGGTGATATGTCGGGTGTTATCAGTCCCCTCAACAAACTAAAACTTAACCCGACTAATTTAACTCGACACACAAGGAAACCCGACCTATGGACCTTAAGAACCTTATCCCCGAAAATGAAACTGTTACTGTGACTTTGAAGCATCCCGGTAATGGGGCTACACTACAGAATGAAGATAAGACTGACATGACTATCTCCTTCTGGTTGCCTCACACCAAGGAAGCCAAAAAAGTACAACATGAGATTACTAACCGTCGCCTTAAGAAGATGTCCTCTGGCAAGAAGTTTGAGATGACTGCGGAAGAGTTGGAAGACTTGAATGTAGAAAGCCTTGCTAAGACTGCTGCACAGTGGAATATCACTTATGGCGGAGAACAACCCAAACTGACTGTGACTAAAGCAAAGGAACTCTTCTCTGAGGTGTTCTGGATTCGCAATCAGGTTGAGGAGGCTGTAGCAGAAGCAATGGATTTTACCAAACTCTGATCGGGGACTTATGTGAATACGCAGAGCATACCTTTGCTCTAGGTGTTCCTGATCAGAATGGTATTACACAAAGAGAGCATTTAGAACAAGTTGAAAGGCAGATTGGACATACACCAGAGGAATTGATAGGGCCTGAGTTCCCACTACCTCTACAGCATGTCTGGTCTGCCTTTATTGATTTGTCGTCTACTCGTGGACAAGGTTTCTCTGGACCATTGCCCTTGACCTACAATGAAATAAAAGCGTATTCAGAAATGACTGGAACTGTGTTTGAGCCTTGGGAAGTAAGTACCCTGAAAGACTTGGACCGAGTTTATATGAAAGTGGCAAATGGCTGATATTGCGATCACCACAGACTTAACCCAACTTAGGGCCTTGGATCAGCAGATTGCTAGGACCAACACTGGTGTCAATAGTATGGGGGGTGCTGCACAACACACTTCCCGTAAGATGAATGCTATGGGCGTTGGTATGCAACAGGCTGGTTACCAAGTTGGTGACTTCTTGGTGCAAGTTCAGTCCGGTACAAATTGGATGGTAGCTTTTGGTCAACAGGCGACACAGCTTGTTGGTATCCTACCTATGTTCAACTCTGTCATGGGGATTAGTGGCACTGCTCTTGTTGGTCTGTCTGCGGGACTTGGTATTGCGATCCCCCTTGCAACTGCCCTTGGTGCTGCATTCATGAGGACAGCTACCTCTGGTAGAACTATTACTGACACTCTTGAGGCTCTTGGGGATAGTATAGATGCTGTCTCTGATAATCTGGAGAGGTTGCAAGAGAGTTATGATGATTCGGCAGATGCTGCAAGTAGGTTTACAGAATCCATAAGAGAGAACCTTCAGGCCCTTGTTGAATCTGACCTCAGACAAGCCGAGCGGGAAATCGCAAACCTCGGACAACAACTTTCTGAGATGTTCTCTGTTACTGAGGGGGTGCAGACTGGTAGGATCGCAGATTTCTTTGACGTAAACATTTTCTTGGCTTTCACTGATGCTCAGAGACAGTCTAGAGAGGAGGCGAGACTCCTTACCTCAGAGTTTATTGGTCTACAGAATACTCTGAACGAGGGAGGACTAACCCTCCAAGAACAAGCAGACACCCTCCAACGCATGAGAGAGTTGGCCCAAGCACTTGCAGAGCAGAATGGTGATATTACAGACCAAGAAGATGAACTAATCAGGCAATTGGCAGAAGCTGCTAATGAGGCTTTCAGGCTGTTGGATGCAACTGAACAAGTGTCTCAGGCTGGGATGCAAGTTAATTCCTTCTTGCAAGCCTCTAACAATTTGCTACCCCCAATGTCTGCAATTATGTCTGAGATTGCAGAAGAGTCGGAAGCTGCTGCTGAGAAAAGCGAAAGGTTCCAACAAGCGTTAGAGGTTGCAGCAGGGGGGACGTTTAACACCCTCACAGAGCAAGTCGCTAGTGTGGCTGCTGCCACAGGTTTGGCTGCTGATGAAGCCCTACGTTGGCTACAGACACTGAACCTCGCCCTAGATACTGCACCAGAGGTAAGGGGTCCTGACCAAGCCATTGCTGACACTAGGAGTACCTTTAACTTAAACCCACTTTCTGTCAGGACCTATAGAGGTTCCTCTGGTGATGCAAGTGGTGGGGGAGGTGCAGGTGGGCAATCCCTATCTGAAATCATCTCCCAGATGGAGCAAGAGGCTAACCAACGCCTAGAACTAATTCAACTTAGTGAACGTCAGTCTCGTGTACGTGAGATTGAACTTGAGTTAATCCGTGAGATTGGTGGGGAAGCTGATGCAACTGCAATGGCTCAAATCCAAGCGGCTGCACAGACCATTGCTGCCATAGAAAATCAAGTCGAGGTTCTGGAGAATCTTAGGGATGTACAAGAAGGGTTTGCAGACACTGTAAGTGAATCCTTTGGTGATGCTCTTATGAGTATCATTGATGGTACCAAGTCTACTGAGGATGCTTTCAAGTCTATGGCTGCTGCTATTATTCGTGAACTTTACGACATTCTTGTAGTTCAACAACTAGTAGGGTCTATCCGAGACTCTGTGTCCGAAAGTGGTTTCCTCTCTAATCTCCTTAGCTCTATGGCTGGCAGAGCCTCGGGTGGAACTATGAATCCTAACCAACCTTATCTTGTAGGTGAACGTGGTCCTGAGATTGTTATGCCCGGTAGACAGTCTACTGTAACTAATGCCAATCAAACCAGACAAGCAATGTCACAAGAGTCTGCACCAGTAATCAATATGACCTACAACTTCCAAGGTGGTATCACTGAGGCTGACTTGGCTAGGGCAACTCCAATGCTTGTAGAAAGAACTAAAGCTGCTGTTGTTGATACTGTTCAACGTGGTGGATCAATGGCAAGGGTATTTAGATAATGACTACTTATGCACTACCTACAGTAACTGGTCTTGCCACATTTAACCTTACACCTCAAACTAGGGTAGCAACCTCTCAAAGCCCATTCTCTTATAAAAGGCAAGTATTAACTTACCCCGGACAGAGGTGGGCAGTAGATGCTTCCATACCTATGCTGAATAGGGACAGTGCTGACATTTGGAGAGCATTCTTTACTAGGCTTAATGGCGGAGAACACACATTCCTACTTGGGGACCCTTTGAACTCTGCACCCAAGGGTCAGGGCGGTGGTAATCCTGTTCGTATCAATGGTGCAGCTTCTGTAGGGGCCTCCCTTATTAATGTAGATAATGCAACCACAAGTCAGACGGATTGGCTTATGGCAGGAGACTACATTCAGATTGGAACCGGGGAGAATGCCAGACTTTATATGGTTGTGTCTGATGCAGATACCAATGGGTCTGGTGAAGCTACAATCCAAATTTGGCCTAATTTGCAACAAGCCGTAGTAGATAACCAATCAATAGGTATTAATGGGGCAGTAGGTTGCTTCTTCCTTAATGCCCCCCCAACTTTCGAGACTGACAATAACTCCTTCACTAGGATTTCCTTCTCTGCGTCGAGTGTAGTGTAATGTCTAGATCACTTCCAGCAACAGTTACCTCAGAGATTGCTAAGGACAGTCTTGCAGTCTTTTGGGCTTGTGATCTTATGTTCGATAGCCCCAATGAACTATACTTCTGGTCTGGTATTGGTGATCTTGTACTTGACGGTAATACCTACACAGGTGCAGGTGATCTTCTTAATATCTCCGAGTTGAGGGAGAGTTCTGACATTGCTGCTTATGGTGCAACCCTCACTCTTAGTGGTATCCCTACTTCAGTCATTGACTTAGCTATTGCAGAACCTTACCAAGGTAGGCAGGCTGTCGTGAAGTTTGGTGTAGTCACTGATGATTTCCTTCTCACTGAGGGTGGTATGTTACTTTCCCAAGAGGGTGGTGGGGCAATTATCCTAGAGGACAACACTACTACTCACACTTCCTTTACAGTGTTCACAGGTGAGATGGACCAGATGAACATCTCATTTGGTTCTGAGACTGTGACAATTTCTTTGGAAGTTGAGAGTAGGTTGATTGACTTGGAAAGGGCACGTATTCGTAGGTACACTGATGCTGACCAGAAGAGTCGCTACCCTAATGACAGAGCCTTTGAATTTGTAACCCGACTACAGGATGAGAAACTCGAATGGGAAGCTACGTAAAAGAGTACATAGACTCTAAGGTTGATGTCCCCTTCTCTTGGGAAAGTAACAACTGCCTCTCTTTTGTGGTTGAGTACCTTAATGGTGCTGGATTCAAAGAACTCCCACTTTCTTGGTTTGTAGGTCACCCTGATGCCAAGTCTTGTTATAGAGCCTACAAGAAACATGCGAGAGAGTTAAGGTATAAGGATATTGTAGAAGCCTTTGATGAGTTACTCTACCCAGAGATTACACTCTATCCCAGAGAAGGTTACGTAGTTGTCAAGCCTTATGGTGATTTGATTGGCTATAGTTGTGGAGTTCATCATGATGGGCATAACTACTTCCTGGCAGAGTGCGGCCTGACGAGACAAGAGCCTGAGCACAAAGACCTCTATTGGAGTATTCCAGCGTAATGAAGAAACTACTACTCACTACCTGCTCTGCTGTTGCTCTTTTGTGGGCTGCTCCTGCTGCTGCTGACCCTTTCTCTGCTGCTATCGCTGCTACCCTATCTGCAAGTGCTACTGCCGGAGGTATCGGTGCCTTGAGTTTTAGTCTTGGGTCCCTAACACTAACTGGTGCTGGTGCCTTCGCTGCTCAAGTTGCTGTACGTGCTGCACTTGGGTATGCTCTTAATGCCCTTACGTCTAAGCCTTCTGGGGTATCTCGTGGGTACAGTACTAACGTAAACCAAATTGCCCCTTCTATGCCCCACCAGATTATCTATGGGGAGACTAAGGTTGGTGGCGCTATCTTCTACCAAACACTGACCTCATCCAATGCAAGTTCACAAGATAGGCTTCACAGGTGTATTGCTTTTGCTGGACATGAGATTGACAGTTACCAAGCCATATACCTAAATGATGAAGAAGTAACTCTTGACGCTACAGGTAATGTAACTCATCCCACTAAGTATGATGGTCTTGTAAGGATCAGAGAGCACCTAGGAACAGACGACCAAATTGCTGACAGTGCCCTTGTAGGTGAAGTACCGGAATGGACCTCTGCACATAGGGCCAGAGGTATCGCCTACCTTTATGTAAGATTTGAAGATGCCTCCGAGTTTGAATCTATCCCTGTTGTATCTGCAAAGATTCGTGGTAAGAAAATTTATGACCCTAGGACGTCAACTACTGCTTGGTCGGATAACCCTGCTATGATCATCAGGGACTATCTCCTAGCAGACTTTGGTCTTGAGGAGGTCTCTGCTAACATTGAAGAGAATTTGTTTGAGGCTGCTGCTGACGTTTGTGATGAGACTGTGGCAGGTGCTGATAGGTACACTTGTAATGGTTCATTCCTGTTGGATGCAAGCCCAGAGGATATTATCAGAACACTTCTTTCGTCTATGGGAGGTATCTTCTGGAACTACTCAGGTCAGTGGGCCATTCAAGCCGCAGAGTACCAGACCCCTACACTAACCTTGACTGAAGATGACCTACGTAGTGACCTTGAGATTAACACCAGACATTCTCGCAGGGATAACTTCAATTCTGTCGTAGGACAGTACAAAGGTCCAGCCACTAGTTATCAACCAGACAATTTCACTGAGGTCTCTTCCGGTAGGTTCCTACTGGAAGACAATAACATCAGAGCAGCTACAGAACTTAATTTGTTGTTCACTGATACTGAGGTGATGGCTCAAAGGATTGCTAGGACCTACCTACGAAGAAACAGGAAGCAGATTACAGTTTCTGGGTCCTTTGGTCTTAGGGCGCTAGACCTTAAGATTGGCGACAACGTAATGCTTTCTGTAGATCACTTGAGTTGGTCTAGTAAGGTTTTCGAGGTGGTCGATTGGAGACTTGGGATTAAGGACTTGGATATTCAGGTCTACATGATCCTCAGAGAAATGTCTGATGAAGTCTTTAATGGTATCCTAGAGACCTTGACTGATGAAAGTGATAATACACTCACGGATGAAAGCGACAACACACTAGAGGCTATTACAGCCTAAAGGAAATGCAATATGGTAAAAATCAACGACACCACCACCTTCCCTAACACTACCCCGGCACCTACTGATCATGTGATTGGGACTGATGTGTCGGACACTGGTAACAGTGCAGATGGGGAAGTAGTAACCTTCCTTTTGTCTGATATTGCTAACTTGAACTTGAGGTCCTCTTGGCACCCTTACGACCTGACCTCACCCACAGGGACAGAGACTGGGACTATTTATGACTTCTCTGTTGATGGTGCTGTTGCTAGTGTGGAGAGTCCTACATTCGAGGATGGCTACGAGTATGCCTTTGTCTTTGATGGGGTGTCCTCTAGTGCTGCTGCAACAGAGTTTCGTATGTCTCTTTATAGGGATACAGACGCTGCGTACTTCACTGACACTGCAATTCTGTCTGGCTTTACTGTTTCATCAGAAGTAATGCAAGGCATCATACACGTACAGTATCCAAGACTCTCTAAGTATGTACATAGTTGCGTACCATTATCTGCTGGTCATGTGTTCAGGGTAGATGCAGGCACTGTTACGGTTAGTTCAGGTCTTACTGCCTCTTTCAGTGATGCAACCAAGCAAACTACCTCTAAGGCTAGGTTCAGGTTCGATACAGGTAACATTGACGCAGGTACGATCCAAATGCTTCGTCGTCGTGAATTTCTGACAGGATAATAGGTATGCCAATCTCAGAATCAGAGTTCACAGAAATAGTCCAGAGAGTGTCCCTCTTAGAAAAAGATGTTTTTCAGGTAAAGAGGCTGTCTGAGCAAAACCAAGAGATAGTGGCAGCTATCCAAATGAAAAGTGCTGTCGCTGATGTGCACAACACTAACATAGTGAACCGACTGGAGAAGATTGAGAGTACCCTTGTCTGGCTTAACAGGATAGTGTTGTCAGGTATTATTGGGGCAGTCCTTATGCTGGTGATGGGGGGATTGTAATGCACAGGATTGAACTCCTACTTTGGGTTGTAGGACTCTTCTGGGCCAGCCTACTTGTTGTGCCAGCTAGTTTTTGGTTTGACCCCCACACTCTGTATGTCCCTGATGCTGTTGCCGGTGAAGACTTTGAACTTATCTACACTGGCGACGTGAATAGAGATTTCAATGGTTACTACTCAGTGCTAATAAGGAGTGCGGAGGATTTATCCACACCTAATGGTGGCGAGATGCGTTCTGGAACTAGGCCATACTCCCCAGAGGCTGTCACTAGCAGACCCAACCCAATTACAATGTCTTGGTGGGCACACGAGATTGACGTAGAGAACTTGGAACCCGGTTACTACTTACTGAATACTTGTTGGACTATTGTGAATCCACTCTTTGGGCTAGTACCCAACAAAACTGTGTGCATTGAATCTAATGTATTTCACCTGAGGGAGAGGGTTGACCTGTGAGAGATAACTTCAATCAAGTAATGGTCCATATCTTTGATGTAGAAGGTGGCTATGTTGATCACCCTCGTGACCCCGGTGGTGCTACAAATATGGGTATTACCATTGGTACTCTCCGTCGGTGGAGGGATGCACCAGTCACTAAGGAAGATGTAAAGAACCTTACCAAGATGGAAGCCAAGCAAATCTACTCTGCTTTCTATTGGGATGTAGTTGACTGTGACTACTGGCCTAAAGGCCTTGATCTTGTGGTTATGGATGCTTGTGTTAACAGTGGCCCTAGACCTGCTGTGAAGTGGCTACAGAGGGCTTTAGGTGTAGATGATGATGGTAGGATAGGCCCAATTACTAAGGGCGCTGTACGGGCAACACAGGACCTCTCAGGACTAATAGAAGACTGTATTGAAGAACGCCTTAAGTCTGTTAGGTCATTCCGTAACTATGATGTGTTTGGTAGAGGTTGGGAGAACAGGATCAGAGAGGTTAGGCGTGAAGCCCTAAGTATGCTACAATGAACCTGAATAACAAGACCTTCAAGAGAGAGTATGCAGGGGCTATGTTTATGGTCCTGATGTATCTTGTCCTCTACGATAAGACTGAGATGGTTGAGTTGGTCATCTGGCCTTTCCTATCCTTCATTGCAACTTCAGCAGGTCTCCACATTTATGACAAGACAACCTCAAGGGCTAACCCAAACCAACGGAATAACTCTCAGCAGGAACCTGAAGGATGATCCTATCTCTATTGAAACTTGTTGGCTCTCCCCTATTTCGTATTGTGGGGAGTGTTTTGGTTGCTACCTTGATTTTCTGGCTAACGATCCAGTATGGTCGAAGTATAGAGAGAAATGATCAACTGCAAGAAGACCTACAAAATAACTTAGAGACGAGAG